CCGACGCCGTACTTGGCAGTGCGGAGGGGTGTGACCTCCCGTCGTCGGTGGGGTAGGTTGCTAATTAAGTCGAAAATGCCCGACTTAATAAAAGGTTTAGAAGCACTAATGTGCGTTTTAACTTTGGGAGAACGTAAAACGGAGTATTCCGACCAGCTAGCTGGTTGGGGGATAAGGTTGTATCATCATTGTACAACTGCATCGTCAGACGCAGGTACCCGGACGCGGACTGCGAAAGAGTATTTCACCCTATGTCGCGCTAACGCGTTGGAGGGGGAATGGAAACGCTGGAAGGGATTTCCCAGCTTTCCGTTCGGACCCAATAAGAGTTCGATTGATAAGAGGAGGACCTTGCATCAGGTCTCTCGGACGTCACGGGCTCTGCGTGAAGCCGACAGCGCTGTTGTTTCGGATTCCCTCAAATCTCATTGGGAGCTAGCTTCCACCGAGTTTGAGACGCCGGAAGAACTGCGGGAGTCCTTCCGTTTATTCTGCAAGTCCCGCTTCGGTGGGAGCTTTGTGGGTAAGCTGGGGGGGATCAAGCCATCGTCTTCGTTTAGCCGAACGAAGGCTCAAGGTGGTGCTCTTGCGGAACTGAAGGAAATTACCGATCAATTTCGCGCAAGGTTAATATCCCATTTGGATATACCTCGACTCACTTCCTTAGCCAAAGATGTGATACCGGATTGCTATCCGGTCTTTGGCCAAAGTGGTCGCGAGACGTTTCGTTTAGCGGGGGGTCCGGAGGGGAAGCGGTCCGGCGCGCTGTTTAAGGCGCGCGCGGACGAAGTCCTCTTTCCTTATGACAAGGCCTCCGAAATGTCTTTTGAAGACTGGGAGGCCCAGCGCGAGGTCCTTTTCGTTGCTCTGGCTTGCAGAGAGCGGATAGACCTCACTGGACTTCCGAAGTGTAGACAAGTTGCAGTGGTGGAGAGGGGATTTAAGTGTAGAGTGGCAACTCCACTTGAAGCACCGTTTAGGTACCTTCTCGGGGTTATCAATTCTGGGCTCTTACAGAGCCTGGAGCGGATGCCCCAGGTAGTCAGTGCACTCCGTGGTCGTCCGGCTGAAAAGCTCGATTGGACACTGGGTGTACGGGGAAACCTCGTTTTCTCAGCCGATTTGAAATCGGCCACTGACTATTTTCCGCAAGACTTGA